ATTTTCTAGTGTCGGGTCATCAATAATTGATTTGATATCTAATTCAGTTAAACCAATATATGGTAGCCAATATGATACAGCCCCACTTATTATTTCTGATATAGTATCTTTAATATTTTCTGTATTTGGTTCGAAAATAACATTCATTAGATCGCATCCGAATATAACATTTTCGACACGTTCTCCAGGAGTTGTTAATAATAAATTTTTTAAATTTTCTAACGCTTGGGTATTAGATAAATAAATGGGCTCGAATACGCCTGGGTTGTTAAAATTCAAACTAATACCCAACACGCGATCTCTACCAGCTGTCGGAACATTAACGTTATTACTATTTATTATCTGATATGCCATTTATTTATCTATTCTTTTTTTTATCCAATGCTTTCATCAATGCACTATAATCACGAGTCATTGCATTTGCAACAACTGGATCTATCGCTATATTTTTTCCGGTTTCTGGATCATGCATTACTGTTGGCGGTGCCATATTAGGATGAATTGGCATTCCTTGTTTCATTTTTCGTTGTGCACCAAAGTTAATTGCATCCACAGAAGTCATTGTTATATCTTCATTCATCAATTCTGCATATGATGAATTCATAGCCTGTGGTAACTGTTCCTTTAAAGATTCAGTACCATTTAAAATATCAGAAAATTTATTTTTATTAAATTCTACTTTATTTTGTTTAGACTTGTTTTGTATTCCACTTGACCTATCTACGTATGATTTATTTTCAACAATCATTGATTGTTTCATTTCATTAATTGTAGATTGTAACCCATCTTGTAGTATTTCAGTAAGTTCTTCTTTAATTACATTGCGTAATTCTTCTCTTACTACATGTTTTAAAAGTTTTAAAAACTTCGTTGACTGTTCCATAATGTTTTTATTTTATTAATAAATATTTACAATTATAATTTACGACCAAGAATTATCAGTTGGTTTAGGTCCAAACACCGTATTAGTATTAGTATCTATATAATAGTCTCCAGCATTACCTCTGCCATCAACAGGTGCACCGGTTCCATATAATATATTAGACAACGGCTCTCGTAAATCATTTAATACGCTCGAGCCCCGAAGCAATATTTCTCGGATTGTTTGGATTCGTTGATTGATAGTCACATCTGGAACATTTACATCTTTATAAAACTCACTAGGAAATCTTCGGGTTATTTCTGTATCGGTAACAGGTTCTTGTATTGTAATGTTTATAAATGCATTATTATCGCCGATTGAATTAATGCTAGCAATTAAACCAAGTAAATTTATTTCTTCGGCTCCACAAATTTTTAATAATAACTGATTTGATAATGTTATACTCCTAACCACTGTTTTAATTACAGAACTTAATCCAGATAGTTGCAAATTTATAACACCGGCAATATCTCGGACTTTTTCTATAATCAATGCTAGCTGTTCTATTGTCTGTGCAGCAATTGCTGGAAATGGCAGTACTAGAGATGGTAGTGCTAATACTGCTGGGATAGCCGCAGAAGCAGCAACGGCAGCTGTTTGTAGAAATGTAGCAATTTGTGGTATTCCACTGAAAACTCCTTCTAAATTTTGAATTGAACCTTCTAATCTAGACAACGAGTTTTTTAATTTTTTAATATTCGGATCATCGCATGTAACTTGAGATAGTGGTGGTAATTGAAATAAAAGATATTCCACATCGGTAGCGTTTTGTTTAACATCTGAAATAATATCATTTAGCAACGACGTTATTGTGCCTTTTGCTCGAGTTAGCAAATCCGGTATTATGTTGAATGGTGGTGCTGGTATTACGGCCATATATTATAATTCCTGTTGTTTATATTTATCTTGCCATATACTTAAATTAGCAGCTTGTTCCAATGTTCTTTCCACAGCTAATAATTTATTTGCTTGAATCAAAGGTCCACCTGCAACCGTCCCGGCTTTTAATATCCCAATAATGTCATCTAAAGCTTTAAGTATACTTGTGCTATGTAAAGTTGGTTCTTTGTCGGCATCTACACCAAATTGAATTCGTGGTGCATTTATTTCAATAGCTACATTACTATCTAATGCAACTACATCTGTTTTTGCCTTTAACACGACTCGGTCTGCGGAGCCAATTAATTGGGAGTTAAATGTATTTGTTCTTTGAATTTTATGATTAGTAGTAAAATTACTAAGTTTTTGATCGCTAGTTAACCAAATACATGAATTAGCAGCATCGACAGATTCTACTTTAGTATTAGCATTATTATTTGATATAATTATTATAGGACTATTTCTTTGGTTGCTAGTCCAATTTTGTCGAAATGTATATACAGATTCATTTACGCTACTACCCAATCGAATTGTGTTGCCCCATCGGCCTTGATACGCAATATCTCCACTATACAACTGCAAACTATCTACTTGAGTATCATTAAATGTTACTGGTACATTTGCCATAGCTGTTACGCCCGGCAGTAGATTATTATTTATGTTTGATTGAATAGAATACGTTGTTGCATAATACCAATCATACCTACGTACATCTAAATTCGATTCTTGTCGTAATCCTTTAATTATAGTAACATGTTCACCTATTACTGGAACTTTAAGCAGATTTAAATCTATAGGACGTACTGAATCATATGTGCGCGGGATGTTATCTGAAATAGTTCTAACAACGATAATGTTAGTATCGGTATTAATATCTATTACTTCTGCTAACTTAACTTCGGTTATCATTTAGCTTGTCCTTCGCTGCTGCAATTGTCTTGTTAAGATCATATTCTTCTTGTTGGATCTGTTTTAGTTCATCGCTTAATTCATTTTCATAAGTTTCTTCGGCGATGGCTAACAATTGTTTCTTTTCTTCATCTGACATAAAACTATCAACACCCGCAATTGTTTGTTTTGTAGATATATATCTCTGAATTATCGCAGCTAATTTAATTAAATGATCATCGTTTTTAACTGATACATCCATATATTCTTTGATCAAAGGCACAATAATCGTAGCATCTGATGAATTGCGAATTAATGGCTGTAATTGTTCTATAAGTTTAGATATCTGACGATCTTTCTTTTTAGAATTATGATATATATCGGACATTATATCCGAAAATGTAGTACTTTTAAATATATTGTCATCTTTATCCATGCCAAAAACCTTTATTAATAAATATTAAAAAGGCAATTTTACAAATTCGCTTTCTTTATACTCTTCGAATTTTTCTTCATATATACGTTTTAACACTTTCATAACACGCGTTAAATTATTTGTTTTAGACGGATCTAGGCCAGCTCGTTCTCGAATTAATATATACAATGATTTTTTATTGTATTCTTCGATATTGATACGATCTTCGAAAAAATGTAAAATACAATCAGCTACATGTATATCAATTGAATTAGAAAATATATAATTTAAATTGTTATAACAATATTTTATATATGTATCCATGAATTGTTTAATGTTATCTTGCATTTCAAAATTGTGGATTTCTGACATTATGTTGCGATCTTCATCCAAATCAAATTCAGTTGTTTTTCTTTTTAGTTTTTTATATTCTGCAGAATTTTCAGCAATTAAATAATTCCATGAAGTTCTAGTAAAATATGAAAACCCTTTTCCTTTAGCTGTTTTTATTTTAGGCAGCCGTTCAGTTAGATATGTAACAAGATCTGTCTGTAAATCAATAAACGTTTTATCGATATAATCTGGCTTCATTTGATTTATACGATTTTCAGCCATTTTCATTAATGGGGTGAACAAGAATCGTCGGTATATCTTTTCTCGTTTTACCGGAGACTCGTCTAGTTGATTATATGCTTGTATTGCACATTCTGTAATTTTTGTCCAATAACGATTACTGGTTTTCTTCTTCCGACCCATCATATATTTCTTTTAAATTTTCTAAAGTTTCTTTTAATAAATTAAATGTAGTACCAGCTTCATCATCTTTTTCAAATGCCCCAAGCCGATCGATTTGTTTCATATGATCATATGAACTTTTAATTTGCCGATACATAAATTTGTTTTGTTCAATGGCGTCGTCATAATAATCTAGTAAATCGGTTACTGCCCCGGCTAGTATATATGCCCGGCCCATAAAATATATACAGCCAATTAATAATACTGTGCTAATTGTTATAAAAGTTATTAACATGGTCGTGATCTATTCTTCGTTAAATGATGCAAATATATCGTTAATTGATTTTTCGATACCTGGGTTATTTTCTGCTAAGTTTTTTAATCCATTTGTTTTAGTTAATTTACCCTTCACTGTAACAGGATTAGGTGTCCCTGCTTTGTGGTTTCGCCAACACTCATATTCTATCTGAGCCGCCATATGATCGCCGTGATGCAAAATAATCGCCATGTTTGTTTTTAATTTAGCCTTTTCTGATCTTGCTACAAAATATGGTTTATTTGAATCATCATACATACCATCGTGGATTTTAATAGATTGGTATTCGTTCCAAGACATTTCTATTTTATAATTTTGCAATAACCATATAGAAAGATCTGGTACCATAGTAAAAGGAATGTTTTCATTGTGTTTGTACACCCTTCCCATATTCTTTCGATGCCAATCCGAAGTTTCTACCTGATACACTTCATTACCATCACCTGGAAATCCTACCTTACCCAAATCATGATGCATTGCAGCAAACATTAATTCTTCTTCAGTATAACCTGACATATCAGCACCGGCCATTTGCCATGTATCATACAACATTTTAGTACAATCCATTA